CGTGGGGAGGGGGGATTTAGGGGGGAGGTGCTATTATAACAGATTCATTAGAGACACATCGTTGCCGTAATCGGCAACTTCATAGACGACCCATCGGTCTGGACTAAGACTTCCAATATCTGGTAGAAAGTTAGAAAATATAAAAATATGTGGGGGGTCAAAGACCTTTACTCCTGTTTCATACTTAGTATTGCAAACCATTCCATTTTTTATGCTTTCAATAGCACTATAACTAATTTTATCGTGGTCTCGGGGTAGGTCCCATATCATCACAGAGACCTCATCTTGATTGAATACCAGATTAACTAAATCGGCACACTTGCCGTTATTGCAAAAGAGCACTTTGTGGTGAACTACTAAATATTTACACATATCGCTCTTACCAGAACAACCAATTCTATCATAAAACCAGTAGATTTTACGCTTATCTACGGGTGCTAAAAACAGTTCATAAATAGTTTTTTGTAGATTATTAAAGTTCTCCTGTCTAATGGTAGTGACAGGTTTGGGAAACCCAAAGGACTTAATAGATTTGTCTTTAGAGCAGTATTTAACATTCTGCTCTTCTGTGCCTAAGCACGCTTCTACGTGAGGATTGAAAGGAATCTTTAATTCCGTAATTCTCATCTTCTTCTTGAGTGCAATAAAACCTTGCAAATGTTTTCGACCAGTGGTCGGGCACGATTCAATACCAAATATCCATTTCTTTGATATTTCAGTTAAACGAGTCTCTATCGTCTCTAACATCTCTATATCAGGGGGATACAAGGTAAAACAAAAGTAATTTCTTTGAGTTCCTTGCTTAATGGAAGAAGTTTCAGTATTACCTTCTTCCATCTCTATGGTCTCTATTATTAATAGAAAAGAAATCTTTATGTCTTTTTAAACGCGTTTAATTTTGTAAATTAATATAAAGATATAATAATAACAATATAAAGAATGGCATATGGTCGCAAATATACACCACGTACACCACGCTCTACGCCACGTACTCCACGTGCTACGCCCCGTCGCAACTATCGTAAAAAGATGCCTGTGGTCTCGTTTACGAAAAAAGTTCAGGCAATTGTTAGTCGTAATATTGAAAACAAAAGAACTGTAACATACGCTAATCAGACAGCGGTATGTAGTATGGTTTCAGGTTCCTCTACAAAAGATTGGTATCTACAAAAAGATTGGAATGTTAAACTTTTTACTATGCCTCAAGGTGTAACTCAAGCAACGCGCACTGGTAATCAGATCAAATTAAAACGATGGATTATTAAAGGACAAGTAACACCTAAAGATACTGATGCTCCTACTCCAATGGTTGATAGTCTAACAAATACATATAATGGATATGTAAATTTGTATTTTGGAAGGTTAATGGATAATGGTGAAATTTCAACCGCTTTAACTGCTCTATTGCAAAATGGAGCATCATCAGTTGCACCTAATGGTAATCAATCACAGATTTTTCAATCTGTAAATAAAGATAGTTATAAGATATACTATCATAGATGTATTAAGATAGGTATGGCGAATTCGTTTGGAGCAGTTGCAGCACCAAATAATGAATTTCATTTGGTTAAAAGTTTTGGTTTCGACATAACCAAGTTCATACTAAAGAATGCAGTCATTAAATATAACGATAGTGATAATGACCCTAATAATGCTATGATTAGACAACTTGCCTTGTTTGCTACATGGACTCCATGTATAGGCGATATGCCTGCAACTAACACTAATCTTAGTGCTAACTTATCAACTTACTATACTATTTCTATTCAGTCCTATGCGGAATACGAAGACGCTTAAGCAAATGAGCGCGCTTGGAGACGGAACGAAGCGAAGCGTAGTGCAGGCGTAAATAAGCGCGAGATAATATAAAAAATATAAAAAAGGGTTCGATGAAACCCCAATGTATATTTCTTGAAAAAAATTGCACGGAGTCCCCCCGCCCGTGCGCGTAGCGCCACGTGGGGAGGGGGGATTTAGGGGGGAGGTGCTATTATAACAGATTCATTAGAGACACATCGTTGCCGTAATCGGCAACTTCATAGACGACCCATCGGTCTGGACTAAGACTTCCAATATCT